TAAATAATTAAATAATTAACCAACCAATAAAATAAGCAATGAATACCCCCTATAAAATTGGGATTATTATTCCATCCACGTCGAATGAACGGCCTTGGAAATCATCCAGTGAAACATATTTGTTTACTACATTTACATCCTTTATAAATTCGTTAACCCCTGACGAAGGAGCGCACTTATATAAATTTTATATAGGACTCGATAGAAACGACGCAATACTGGATACACCGGAATTTAGATTGGATATAGAAACACTTATTTCATCTTATCACAATATACAGGTTGAAGTAGAGTATTTATACATGGACGGCATTAATAAAGGGCATTTAACTGTTATGTGGAACCGGTTATTTTATAAGGCACTTGAAGATGGATGCGACTATTTTTACCAGTGTGGAGATGATATCCATTATAAAACAGTAGGCTGGGTCACTGACTGTATAAATGAACTCAAATTGCATGATGGATTTGGAGTAACCGGTCCGATAAACAATAATCCAAACATTTTGACACAGACATTTGTGTCTCGTAAACATCATGATCTATTTGGTTACTACTTTCCAGAAGAAATTGGAAACTGGTATTGCGACGACTGGATAAATGAAGTGTATCGAGGAATAAACCGTTGTTTTCCTTTAAAACATCACGCATGCGATAATATTGGAGGTAACGTGCGGTATTCTATTGTAACCATGAATCACAAACCATACGTGGAACGGGATTTAGATATCATAAAAAATAAATATTCGTTTACATAGTTATTCGATATTTATAAATAAAAATTAACTTCTTACAAAAATAAATAATTAATTATATTGTAATAGCTTGTTTTTCAACGTCGTCCACCAAGAAGCTTAATTTAAGCTTGTACTTGTTCAAAATGTCTTGTAACATGCTTCCGCCGTACCCATCTGTATACGTGTTCCACGCCTCTTGCGGATTTACCGGTTGAGCTTTATATTTAATACTTGTAACAAACCCGTCAAACCCTCCTCCAATTTCAATATTGGTTAACGAGTTTTGATTTGCTAACGCGATGGATACCGATGGCAACACGCACGTTCGCACAAGTTTTCCGTCCAAGTAAATGTCAAGCGTTCTTCCGTAAATACTCACAATGAGACAGACCCATCTTTGAATAGGTATATTGCTTACATGACATGTAGCCAGATCGGTAGTGCTAGAAGTTTTGTTGTATCTAGTTTGTACATCCAAGTCATTGTTACAAGCACCTAGCTTGATATTGAAATTACTACTTGTCCCATCAGAACCCTTTATATTGAATAGGGATTTTGGGGAGGTTTGACTACATGCCCAGTTTGTTACGTAAAACCATAATGATATTGAAAAATTTGACGGGTTGTTGTTTGGAGGAAGGGTTGTCGCAGGTAGTGTTGTTTTTACACTACCCTTTTGCATACCTCCAATTTGGGTATACGAGTCTGTCAAGTACTGCCATATTACGTAAAGCAATATAATGGCTATAACGCCAATTGCTATTGTGGAGGTTTCAACCATACTATTCTTATAGTTTTGAAATATGTATTATGTATTATGTATTATATATATTATATTTTCATATTTTATAATATTACTTTTTGACTTAACTTCTTAAAACTCTTACTTAATTTATAATTAAAAATTAAAATTATATATTAAACTTTCTATACGTTATGCATTAGTTCATCTACACGAGTATTACTATACGCCGACCACAAAAATCCGCGCGGATCTTCTTTCGTGTAAATTCCGGTAATTACATCTTTTGTCAAATGATTGCTAAATGCAACAACATTTGTCAAGTTTCCAATAACCCCCATAGATGCACCGGATACTATATTTCCATGTTCGATAAGTGGAAATTTATTTGTTACACTAGTAACAAGTTTATTATTTATAAATATATCAATGTTCGACCCGTCGTAGTTATATACAAGATGATTCCATCTTTGAAGTGGGAAATTTGACATTGTGTAAATTGTCACCATTACGCTATCTTCGGGTGGAACAAGAGTTTTTACACTCTTATCTTTTTCAGGCGATGTTTTTATATTGGCTTTCGCCCATCCTTTCGCACCGCTGGATGCCCCGCTAATTACCGAAGCAGTTGATGACGCGGATTCTCGTGTACTGGCTGCCTCATTTGAAGCGGCGGCTTCGGCTCCACTCATCATATTGTTGAACGCTTCAAACGCTTCAAATCCCTCGTCAACTTCGTGATTAAAATCTAATAAACTCATTGCAGTGTTTTCAACTGTAGTTTTATCTGTTTCACTTGTCGTTGAAAGCGTGGTTGCGCCACTGCTTCTAGAAGGTTTGCGCATTTTTATTCTAAACCGTAGTTCGTTTGTAGCCGCGTTGTATTCAATCCGCGGAACACCATTGAAATCTAAAATGTTGACAAACGTATTTCCACCACTTGTCATGCTTGGAGGATGCGAACTTATGAATACCCACCCACTCAGTGCATAGCTATGTTTTGTTTTCAACTTGGTTGCGCATTCAGGGGTTCTTACAATACCTACGCTTTCCAATGTCTCCAGCTGTTTGGGTACGCTAGTGTCGACGATATCTTCAGTTAGTGATGTGCTTCCGCTGAAGATGGTAGAATTCAAAACAAATGGAATAAAAAAATATATACCCACTATCGCGGCTTCTATTAACAACAGTATCCATACTGGACGCGTGGTAATATTCAACTCATGTCTTATCCAATTTACTGCATCAATAATTAAACATGGAATGTATCGAATAACTTTCAGTAACAGTAACACAATACTGTTTGATTGCATGTTTTCATAGTCCCTCTCTTTCTTCAACATAGACTCGTAAATTGTCATAACAATGGCGGATGCCACTAATATTCCAATAACAATAAGCACGACCTTAAAAATATTAGTAATTCCTCCCACAAATTGTTTGGATACGTATAAAATAAAAAGAACTAATGCGGCTATAATCAATGCCACCGCTCCCAGCCTAGAAACCATAGTCGCAAATCCAAGTAGATTTATAAAATTTGAATATAGTCGACGAAGTGGCATCGTTAATTTAAGTCTTCGGACAAGTTTTGTCAAAATAGAATCGCTGTCCGTGAAAGGCATCGCGCGTTCTTTATCTTCACTGGTTTTTTGATCAACAAACCGATGTAGTCCAAATAACGGTATAAATGATACAATTCCAAGTGCCAGAACGATTCCCAAAAGTATCAAGAAGGGATAAACCAAATATGACTTTATCATCGTTAGTGTTTCGGTTGAGTTAAAAAAATCAATCATTGGTCGAGTATCCAATAAAAACATGGACAAAATAATAAACCAACCAAATGCCAGTGCAAAGAGTATGCAGCCAAGTATGCCGGGATTTTCTGGGTCATATTCTGAACCAATTATTTTACACGTAATTTGAAAAAAAATAGATTTTTCTCCCGGAGTGTCGCATTTAGCTGGTACATATAAAAAACATGCTACCATAATAATTAATGCAGTTATTGCAGTTATTGTTGTCATTGCAATAAAGCCCTTTGTGTATCGGTCATACCGGTCATTGTCTTCTTTTTCTTCATCCTTGGTAGTTTTTGTAAAAGGAACCGACGACATTCTTTTCGGTATTCGATATTCGAAACGCTTCGAAAAAACAGAACAATTAAAACTTATACTATAAACCGTTAATATTTTATTTTATTTTAATTTTATTTTTATTTAGTCTAAACTCGCTCGAACATCTAATGTCAATTGTCAAATGTACGTTCAAGACACTTTAGGTTTTCATCAGAAATAAGTTGAGCATTTCCTGACGTAAAGATATCAATTATGCATTTATGAAATGCGTGAAACGAGTCAAAACTAATGAGCCACATTAAACCATCTTTTACCAATCGTTTATCATTATTTTTGTTACGCTTTTGATACGGTTCATAACTTACATTATCGCTATCGCTATCATTATTGGTATCTTTATTGGTATCTTTATTGGTATCTTTATTGGTATCTTTATTGGTATCGTTATCGATATCATTATTGGTTTCGTTACTTTGAATCGTTAAAAATAAAGGGTGTTTTCTTAATACATCAACAAATTTTTTATTCTCGTGTAGGTGCATGACATCCAATAAATAATCAAATACATCATTTACCCGTTGACATTGAAATGGATTTGTTTCTGGATTATTGTCACGAAGTATTTTCATAAGATTATTTTGCATTCCAAATGCGTCTACCAGCTGTATTTTGTATAAGAAATTTGCCATGTCTGCATCATCCGCGATCAGAAGCGGATATGTGCATATAAAGTCATAAAAATATGGAGGACGCGCAGCAGCCATTTCTAATTATTTAACTGTATATTGTATTTACTTATTTGTATTTGTTTTGTTTATTTTGTTTAAATAAATAAGATTAAAATAAAGTATTATTAGAAAGTAATAACGATAATAAATAGTAAATAAAATAAAATAAAAATGGATTCTGCATTGGGGCCTGGATATGACTATTGGAAAAACATAAAATCTCCTTCCGAGCTCGGAATGAGTGATGCAGGTACGATTAAAGCGCTTTCAAACGATATAGGCGGTCTAATTTCATATGTGTCACTACTAGTCGATGGAAATTCAAATGCATCTAAGACAGGAGAACCGCTTGGAAATCGTTTTTTTTTAGAAACATTTGCCAAGTGCAGAAACATTTTATCAGACCGAACCAAACCAGAGAGCGAATCTAATCCAATATATGTACCTCGATTCATATACGTAGACAATGTACCTGATGGCACGATTCCTTTCATAGCATCCGGGCCAGATGGTGGTAAAATGAAAGATTTCAGAGGATTGATACCTGGCGCAATAGGAAATATGGCAGCATTTAGTCCAAGTGGATTTTACAGGGCATTTACAATGGGAAATTATCCAGACTGTGTTAAAATCAGTCTTCGAACAAAAGATAATAACAACAATGATAGCGAACAAACCGAGTACGTTGCAGTTCAAGATATTATAAATGAAATAAGTCCAGATAATATGACAAAAGGAAACCCAATAAACTCAATAACTGATCCATGTAAATATAAAGATTACACACATCCTATAACCAAAGTTCAAAAACTCAAACGAGAATGTGAACCAGAAAGCGAAGATTTTTCTATTCTTAACCCCAATCTCAAAATTAGCGGCGATTCCGAATCAGAGTCGGATTCCGAATTTGATTATTCAACGGTACATCAACATAGTAACCAAAAAGAGGAACGAGCTGCTTTGAAGCATATGAGAAAAATGCGTCGCAAAGAAAAAAAAATGCACGCGTCGGCTTCAATATATCCATTAAAAATCTCTCAGTCTCAACCTCATAATACTAATGATAATGATATAGTATATACCGATGACGATTTTGCGTCAAAATACCAGGTCATGCGGTTTCATGATAACGATAACGATATTGACAATGGTAATAATAAAAACGATAATAATTATGAATATGCGTTTCCTGATGATATTGTATCAAGAATTTATTATGCTGCAATTACTGGGTTAGGGCTATACGTTTTGTATAAAATTTTATACACAAATCGTAAACGGCGGTAATTTCATTTTATTCATTTCATTTCAATCGTTTTATTCATCATCACCTTCTTTTTTATTTCCTTCTTCAACTTCATTCATTTTATCTAACACCGACGACGATGATGGGCTTTCGCGTTCGGGTTCTTTACTATCACCCTTCATTGCAGACGCTGACACATTCGTTTTACTTGCAGCGACAAGCGTTAGAGCTGCAGCAAGAGTGAGTTCCATTGCCTTAATGCCGTCTCGTAACGCTTTAATACAATTTTCCATTGACTCGACAGAGCTACTGTATGCATCCCCTGCAAGTACAGTAATTGCTTTTTTTACTTCGCCAGATGACGATGATGATGATGATGATGATGATGATGATGGAGACGAATCTAATTCCGGTTCAGAAGTTTGGCTTGGCGTCGACCCATCCTGTTCGGGGGGTGACGGAGGTTTTTCTTCAACGACATCATTTGTATCTATTTCAGGGGTATCATTCGTCGGGGACTCTTCACTGATATTATTCAATTTTTCTTTAGTAGATGACAACTTATCTCCGATTTTATCTTTTGTTTCAGACACGACATTTCCGATGTCGCCAGCAGTTTCTTTTATTTGTTCGCCTGCATTTGAAATAGCATCTTTACCTTTTTTTAATTTTGTTTCAACGTCATTTTTTGTTTCATTCAAACTATTTAATGCGCGTTCAAACAATCCTGGCTCGGTTGAAGATGATTCTGTACCGGAACTTGGTTCTGACCCTGATACTGCTTCTGGGTTAGGGGGTTTTTCCGCATTTGCTTCATCTTTTTTTTCACTGGAAAAAAATGATTTAAACTTATCCACAATCCCAGGTTTTTCTTCTTCTTTAGGGGGTTCAGTAGGTTTAACCGGCGGTTCACCGCCATACATCTTCATATACTTGCGATATGCGTCACCATATGTAGATGCGGCTTTTACGGTTCGTTTATTATTTTTTTTACCTCGATTTTTTGTTTTACCTCCATCAAAATTTGACATTTTATGATGTTGCTGCTGGTATTACTACTACTACTTTAAATTAATATAATACTTTCTATTATTGTTTATTATATTATTTTTTATTTTTTTACAATTTTTATACACGTTTATTATTTGCATTTACGCCATACCTCCTTATATTTATTTAGGATATTTACTAATTTAATAGACTAATACTCTTTAAAAGCGAAATCGTTTATGCAGTTCAAGCGCAACCAACGCACCCGCGAGTTGTACAAGTATGTACGGTATAAGATCGGTACGACTTAATTTGCCAGCCGCGTACATCATAACTGATGCAGCTGGATTATAGTGTCCGCCTGAAATATTTCCTCCAACCATAACAGCAATTGCAAATGCCGCACCCATTGCAATTGCATTTCCGGTTGCAATAATTACATACATGAAAAATAAAGTTCCTAAAAACTCAACAACATATTTGTTAATCATTTTATAGTGTATTATAACTGTGTTTTTTATAAATTACTTTAATATTTTATTTTTTTTCTATTTTCGAGTTTATTTATTCTACTTTTTACATTTTTCATACTTTTTACATTTTTCATACTTTTTACATTTTTCATACTTTTTACATTTTTCATACTTTTATTTGTTCTCCTCTTTCCTTTTCCGTTTTTTGTTTTTCCTTGACCGGCTTGCGTATTTTTACGTTTGAATCGTTTACCTAAATTACGTAATGAATGTGAAATATTTCGAAGAGCCACTGAACCCAGCGACCATCCAAATTCAGACCATGATATTAAAAACTCTGTCCGGAATGTCTGAGCCGTTGCAGTGTCATCAAAATTTAGACAAACTCGATTTAATGTATCAGCCGTAACTTTTGGTTTACTAGGATCTATTATAATCTCATCACACATGTTGTCAAAGGCATATACAGAAACCTTCTTCAAAAGAGTACTAGCGTCTGCAAGTCTCAGTCTTGTTACATTTTGGCTAATAGGAAGCAACGCTTCCAGCCAGTTCGATTGATATCGATCAGGTAAATAATCCGATCCTCTAAACATGGCTTGATTTTTTATATAATCCAGTTCTTGGACCTTTTTCATTACTTTGTGAATAAACTGATATTTTTGGTCACTTGCCGTGCTGGAATGACTCGCACAATATTGAAGAGCTTCTTCGTATAATGAACTCGTTGATAGCGATTGGCTAACTGCGACTTGTGAGCCAGTTCTCGTGGCTGCAACTCCATAGTGTTTTTCACCAGTAATACTGGACTTTTCCGCGGAATTTAAGTATTCGTCGTCTATTCCACTCGTCGTGCTGGACGCTCTTCCAAAATCAATTAATACTGCATGTAAATGGTGAGATGCGCCTTTTCTATAAATAAGTGCATTTTTTTGATGCAAGTCAAAATGAACAACTCCAACTTCAATAAAAAGTCTTACTATTTTGGAAACCACACTCCCATATACACGTTCCACTACATTTTGAGTGACTTCAATACCTTGAAAATGCTGCCCATGAGCAAGGTTTGCAAAACTTGAAAATGTATCCGACTGTAGAATTTTCGGCATTACAATCATACCGATTCCATAATTTTTACCAGAACTTGCAGACTCAGAACATACTCTCATTAAAAAACGTAACGTGTGAACAGATGCTTCTTCTCTCACTTTATAGTTCAAAAATTTCAAAAAATTTATTCCGTTTTGATTATCAAAAAATGAGAGATTTGCTACCGGAGGACAAATCGGCTCCCTTCCCCCAACAACGGATGATTTCCAAATATGTTGTTGAAGTTTGGCTTCTTCAAAAAAACTACTCTCAGTTTCAGTAGCCTTTCCAATACCTTCGGATTCAGTTTTGCCTAAAGGTACATAGTCGTCAATACCTTCTTCTGCTTGAGATGTTACCGCCAACTTGACAATAAAACTCGTGACTGGTACAGTAAATCGAAACGATGAATTAAACGTAAGAAATTCGCTATGCGCATCCTGGACGTTTAGTACAAACATAAAACCCTTCAATGATCCGCAAGTCAACATTTCAATTGTAGACCCTCTAGCGTTCAACATGTCCCGTATTGATACAATGCCTTCTTTAGGCTTTCCGTCTCGGTGTTCTCGTCGCTTAACTCCGCCGTGCATTATCTTACTTAATTATTAATTTCAATTGATATAAAATAAATACATATTTAAATTTACTGTTTCATTTTTTATGTATCGAATTTTTTAGACTCTACTTATCAAATGTATCAGACGGTCCGCTTGGAACATCTTCTAGTTTGGCACTATTAAAATACGTTTTTCTAAACTTCATCATAAATTCATCTGAGATTCGTTTAACGGCAAAATCAGAAGGCTTCATTTTTCCAGTAAGAACATTTATAATCATGAAAATGGAGTACATTCCGCACTCTGTATTTTTATATTGATGATCTTTTTTATTTACGATAAGGTTTAAATTTAAAGCGGGTATAAGCTGTTTACCCGCTTCTATAATACGGTCTGCAAGTATCTTGACTTCGGGAGGAATATCATCGCTCGTACTATCGAAAAAAAATATATATTCGTTTCTTATATCTACAAACATTGATATCCAATGAGCGCCCGATTTCGTATGAGGATCTGTATTGAAAATAAAACCAAAATGCCTTTTTCCTCTTTTTATCATGTTTCCTAGGTTGAAATCGTGAATATCCTTCCAAACATATTCACCCGTATTCATTTTCAAATCAAAATCAATTGGTGCGGGGCCTAAAAACATGAATGATGGATACGCATGTTCATATTGCTTCATTACATTTTCAATATCTACGCTTGTTAGCCAAGTTGTCGGTTTTTTAATCCAGCTTTTTGGAGCGCGAGGAGCAAATGTATAGTTTAACAAGTCTCTATATTTACCTTCGTCTTCCAAAATAAGCAGTTTTCGTAACCAACATGCCTCATTTTTACAAACACGAGACAGATGTTGTCGTAAAAATGCCCAAATTTCGTTAGGGTCGTCGGATGTTATTTTCTCATCGGAATGACGAGCATTCCATGCATCCTTGAGCGTTTCGAGAGAGTTATTAGAGTAACATGATTTAGATTCACTTAAAGAATGTGCTTCACCTGAAGGATGCGGACTACACTTCATGTTATTTTGTAGATCGTTATTTTTATGTTTCCCTCCGTTAACTGATGTCATTGCGTTGTTAATATATATAATATTTAGTAGTAGTATTAATTATTGTTAATATTATTTTTATGACTTGTAGTTTTCAAACCTTTTGTTTTAAATTGACGGTCCTTTAAATTAATTCCGACAACTCTTGGAATGTTATTTATAGGCTTTGAATCGGTATCATGTGTTGGACCCGACGATGATGATGTAGGTAAAACAAAAAGCTGTTCTAATATATTTTTTTCATTTAATTTTATTTTTTTTACATTTCGATGATCATTTTCAAAAAATGATGCGTCTATTTTATGTACAGTTTCTTCAAAATTTAGGTGAGAATTATCATTATAATTATTTTTATTACTGTTATCGTTATCGTTATTGTTATCAACTTCTGCATATTCTTTTTGTAATGTATCCGATAAGTCAATAAACTTGAAATGCATAATACATGCGTTTATATAGGCGGTACTTGCATTAATGAGTGAGGTATCATTCACATGAGCTGGATTTTTTATTAACTCTTTTGTAAGCGCCAGTATTCGTTTTTTATAAAATCTGCGTTCACTTTTTTTATGATCAGACCGCGTTTCAACATCCGCATCACGTTTAGATATGTATTTTGAATATGCGGCTACATTAATCATTGTATCCATAGTAAGTTTATCACATGCGCTCATAGTTGAACACGACTCAATAATTGGATTACTATGCGGAAGTATTGAATTTGAATTTGAGTTCATTTTTTAAAGTTTAAGGGGTTAGATATAGTTTCAGCATTTATTAAAATCCATTTAAATTTAAATAAATCTAAAATGATATAAACTCTAAGTGTTATATTGTTTGTAACCATAGCAATAATTTCATACTTTTATAAAATGACATCACCGTCGGTATCGTCGTCCTCATCAACTGATAAATATAACTGCATTGTCGTTAAAAAAAACGGATCTTTAAAACAAGTCCATCCATTATCCTTAAACGAAAAAACACATTCAACTTACATGAAAATAAGTGACACATCAGAAACATATAGTTCATCATTTCGACTTCATACTACATGGAAAGTACTAAAATACAAGGTAACGATAGAACTATGGGCGCGTGCAACGGGTCGCGCTGGTCAAGAAAATCAGTACGAGTTTCCGCCTCCAGTTGATGAAATTCTTTTTTTTGGAAATTGTTTGCTTGTTGTTGCGAATAGTTCTCCAGATTTTTCATTCTCCATCGAGTCGTGGAAAAGAATATATGCACACCTTTTTGGAGGGTTTCATGATTTGACAAAGACGGAAACAGTCGATGAAACTGAATATGATGAAATGGATGATGTACCCATAAAAAGGAAAACGCGAGACGGGTATCTGAAAGATGGATTTATCGTGGACGATCCGTGTGATAAAAATGGTGTAAATTCTATAAAACCAAAAACTAAAAATACAAAAATAAAATCATCATCTTCTCAATCATCAACAAATACAAATACTATTATTTCTAGATCAATATCTGAACCGTCGCATGATAACGATGATGAACTTACGGAGGAGTTATACTTGGAGTATGACAGCGATAGCAATGAATAATTTGAATTATTCACTATTCCATTATTCACTATTCACTATTTGTTTGCGTTAAATATACCACTAACTTTTGTTATTAACTGCAATTCGCATGGACGAACCATCCATCGTATATTTTTATCACTATCTTGTATGTCCATAACTCTCAATAAAAGTTCTGTAAATACAATTAAGCTAGGTAGTTTTTGAATTGATGACGATTTTTTTTTACCTTGCAGTTCACCTTCATCTTCATCTATTGCTCCAATAAATTCGGTAAGCGTATGCTTTTTCGATGTGAGTATCTTGTTTAAAAAATCAATAACAAATTGTTTGTTTCTTGGAACTGATCCATGAATCACATTTTTTTGATTTTTCAGATCAATAAGAATGAATTCATGTAATAATTCTGACGAAATCAATCGAGTGCAACCGATTTTGTAGGGTACACTAGTATTTTCATGCATTACAGCGTCCTTACCAATTGAATTGACCAGTGGAGTGTTGCACGTTTTAAGAAACCAATCCAATACACATTTACTTAAAATTGTTTTATCGTCTGATCCAAATTTTGATGATGGCTTCCACTTTCCCGAAGCAGTTTGGGGTGTCATGCCAATAAAATCAACATGTATAAAAAAACTTTCTTCAATATATTTTATCAAATTTACATCAGATTTTTTCCCACTTGATGGTTCAAGTGTGGTTGACCATTTTGCGATACTTGAAGTAGGAACAATCATTGCTTGCCTGACTCCTACTTTCGAAGGACATGAAATTGAATATCGACGGATATATGAATCGATTATTCTCTCGAACTGTTGAGTATCGGGGTCGTCCGAGTTTATTTTAGGTCGGTTTATAATTTCTAATATTTCATTGCCAGATAACATGTCAATATAATGATGCATGCACGCAAATAAAACGGTATATGTATCTGCAATTTTTTTTTGAATGACCGGTCTTATAAACTGTACAACAGTCGAAAGAAAAACATCGGTTTTGTATGTTTCAGGTAAGTCTTTGTGCATTGGGGACATCGAACCTAAAAGTATGTTATATATATCAAATAGTCGCCCCATTATTTCATTTGACTCTGATCCAACTCCATCTCCAGTCGCCCGAGCATCGAGCCCCATATTCGCCATTCGCCGCTGTTCTTCACTTGGAACAATCGCGGTAGTTCCATCGTCTCCGACATTTATTTGTACCGATTCGATTCCTTCATGTATAGGCATAGTTCGTTCTCTAATCCCGATTTTTGGATTTGTTACTCCGTCAGGTTGAAATAGGTAGTAGTCTCCAATTTGAATTAGACGCCCTTCTCTGCCATAATAATCTGTCAACATTTCATACGGATCATTAATGAGAGTATTCAACGCAACTAATATTTGTTCAGTTGTGTACGTGCGTACCTGATTCACATGTCTAAATAATTCATCTTCTCTGTAAAAAAATCGTTCTTTAAAAAGCGCTCTTACTCTATGAATAACTCGTTCACTATTCATTTCTAAAAATTTCATATTATACGTATCCATATCGGTTCCCATTTTAGCTAAAACATCGTCCAAGTTTGGCTCGCACCCAAAATCACACTCGTCTTGGTAGTCGCATGCATCCGTTCGCGGCTTCATTTTAACGTCATACATATCAATCTCTAAAAGGTCCTTGCCGGACGCGTTGCGTGTTGTAAGTACTTGACGAACAATGCTGTTATCATCCTTGAATGTGGGAACATTATACGGTTTATTTAAATTACAGTCAACTGCATTTTTCTTAAGGATTGCATTTACATTACCAATTCTTTTAGCCTTACCTTCTGCATGATGTAATAAGCTTACATCAAGCGCTTCTATATTCGAGTTACTTCCGGTTAAACTTGTCCCATGAATAAAAATACAAACATTACGATGTTTAAATGGTAGATCGACATGACTACAGTTTCTAACAGCTCGTCCAATGACTTGTTCGATTAAACTTAGATTATACCATGGGTCAATAATATGAACTTGTCTTATATTTTTCAAGTCAATCCCTTCTGAGCCAGCCTTTGTTATAATAATCACCTTTATCATTTCACCTTTTATGTTTTTTGATGACGTGGCTGCTGAAACAATACTCACTGGTGTAAGCATCTTGTTTCCGGTTATCATTGCATATTTAGGACGAGATCCTGGTCTAAGATCGGTGGGATTTGGAGGGGCTGGATTCAATAATAAATTATCGTTCTTACCAGACCCAGTTCCAGAATATCTTTGAAATCCGTGTTCTTCAAGAGCAATTGCAACCGGAATTGCACCGCCTTCAATATATTCGGTATAAACTAAAACAATCCCATCACATTCTTCAGCGTGTTTACAAACGCTTGCAATTTTGCTACTCCATTTTCCAATATTTTCTTTAGAAAATATACGCTCTACGCCAGGTTTATATTCATATTTCATAACATCAATTCCGTCTACTTTAGACGGTTTACTTATCATTACCTGCCGGAACCCATTTTGTCCGACTAACGTTAATGGATCAACTTGATCCAATTGACCAGGTGGAGCCGGAAACGTCATTGTTAATGCTTGTAACGCATACCTAGATTCAAACCCAAATTTTGTAGCTATTTCATCATAATTAGACAATGATGATTTTTCTGGTTCACCGTTGACATCTTCTTCTGTTCCACCAACGATGGAGTCATCCGCATCCGCATCCGCATCTGCAGCTGCTTCTGCATATCCATCAACCGATACACCGTCATTTTTATCGTCGGTGCCGGTACTGTTTTTAATATTCACACGTTTTTTAACTTTCATTTTACCTTCTTCTAGCGCACCACCTTCGCTGGTTCCCCGTCTAGAATCCGAAACATCTTTTGCCTTTTGTATGCATCGGTTGTATATCTTTTCTTGTTCGTCTCCGACCGGACTGATATAAATATCAAGAAATCTTTTAGAAACATCAGTTGGAGGATATTGTTCATTATTAAATGTTGATGTTGGAATTTTAACCGCGCTTTCTTTTTCTGAAAAAAATGAATGAGTTGGCGAATGATCTTTTGGATACACTCGGTACGGAAACGTGAACGGATTTTCTCCCTTTACATAGGATATGTATCCATATGATGCGTTTTTTAATACTTCTTTTCCGCTCGAGTACGCAGAGCGAGAAACATTATCATCCGTTGCAGTTTTAATCGTCTCTTCTGTTCCGGTTCCTGTAAATACGCTATCATATGCAATCTCGGACCTGTTATCATTAATTCTCATTAAATTAAGAAGCCATATAATTTCCTTAGGACTGTTATACATAGGGGTAGCGGTCATTAATAAAAGACGCATGTTCCGGGTATGTCTTGCAACAAGTGTTAACAATTTACCCGTCATTTTAGCGTCATTGCTTTCATTTTCTCCGGTAGTTCTTAAATTGTGCACTTCGTCAATAACAATAAGCGTATCATCAAACTTGTTTCGTATGCGTTGTTGTTGTTCCGGAGTTATATTTGCGAGGTCGTATTGCGTAGAAGAATGGGGTTGTTTCACTTGTTTATTTTTTATCCCAAACAAAAGTTCTTCAATGATAAGACGAAGTTTCTCATAGCCAATAAAAGAATAAGTTCTTTGAATGAGAGATTTAATACGAAGAAGAATGGATTCTTTGAGTCGAAGTTCTTGGTCCACACTTATGGTTGTCGATACTGGTTTTATTCGAAGCTCTTTCAAAAGTTTCTTACCCATGCAAGTATTCATTGTCCACATTCCAGTAACACGATTTAAAACAAGTTTAGACGGATTGTACAATTGTTGTTTAAAATTTAAACGAATTGTGGGAGCTGCAACGACATAAATACGTTTCGTAATTCCAATTTCTTTCATATAATCTCTCATTTCTTCTGATACTGAAATCGCAGAACATGTTTTACCCGTACCTAATCCGTGGTACAGCAACATACTTTTGTATGGAGTTAATGATGACAGAAAATTTCTAGCAAACAGCTGATGCGGCGCAAGCTCGAACTCTCCTCCTTCTGAACAAATTCGATTGGCATACTCTTCTATTGTAAATTCATTCATTATGTCATGACGAATTTCATGAAACTCTCGTTTATTTGCTATGATATTGTTAAAATTCGGACTACCTGGCTCGGGATATAGTTCGATGTGGGCATCAGAGCCCGGAGTTTCAGATGATTCCGATGTTCCTGATGGACTTGGTGAAGGTGGAGGTGGATGGGGTGATGGAGATGTAGATGGAGATGGTATAGATTCTGGTTGACTAGGCTGACTATTGAGTTCGTTAGAGTCCGTTTGTTCATTCAGTTCATTCGGTTCATTCGGTTCATTCGGTTCATTCAATTCATTCAATTCATTTGGTTCATTCGGTTCATTCGGTTCATCTGGGTTAGAACTTGAAAACGGTAATGGTAACGGAATAGGTGACGATTCAGAATTTTGGTCTATTGGAATGCATTGACCAAATTTATTTTTTCGCGTTTTATTTGGGCATCGTGTTCGTTGACTTGAAATAACTCCTATTTCTACTTCTTGAGTTGCTGCCTTTTTTTTATTTTTCATTGTAGTTGAAATTTTATTCTTAACCAACTGAGACAATCTAAATCCTACAGGTCGGCCTCTACGTTTAGGTGGTGGCACCGGTGCTGTAATTTCTTCTTCTGAATGAACCTCTACTGGAAATTCAAGGTGAAGGTCCGAAAGTTGGGGCGGTGTCATTTGAGCGGGCTGGATCTTTGGATATGGCTCGCACTTACCCGTGCGTCTATTTTTACGCGTACCTCTTTTACACCTCTTACCTTGCGGCAGCGTATTTTCACCTGGCGCTGGCGCTGGCGCTGGATTTACTAATTGGTTTTTTCTATTTTTCATAGTAACTGAAATTTTATCTTTAGTTTCCTGTGACATCTTAAACCCAGGACGTCTGCCTTTACGCTTGTTCTCTGTTTGTTCGGTTGAAAAAATTTGTTCTACTTGAGGTGGAGGTTCGTCTGCAGAAACTGGTAAAATTGATTCTGGGTATTGCATTTCAACGTCGGATTCAACACAACTTGTTTTTAATTCACAAACAAAAAATACTTAATATATAATAATAAAATATTAATAATATTAAATCATAGAATCACGATACACACAAGACTAATTTTTACATTTTATTACGGAATAGGTTGTTAATATGTTATGTACACGAGCCAATAAGTTGAGTTTTTCTGTATTATATGGTCTAATTTTTTTGATACAATCTCCATATGATAACCACTTCAACTTGCTTACTTCGGATTTTTCAAACGGGTTAACTGGTGATACGTCATTCCCTATAAACGCGACAAAGTATTTATGTTTGTAACTTTTCAAATTTGACCCAATAAAAACTTCTTCGACAGGAACAATGTTTGATAAAATGTCACATTTTTTAATGTTATATCCAGTTTCTTCAAAATTTTCACGAACTGCACATTCAATATCACTTTCTTGGTTATTACGCCTGCCCTTTGGAAACCCCCACTCTGCATTTTTCCACGCTGTTTTTGAATGTTCAACTAGTTCTCGTAATGTTATAGGTTTATCTACTCCTTTAAAAAAAACACCAGTTTTGAGTTTATTGAATTTATCCCTCGATTGAGACTCTTCTCCTGTAAACTGAGAGTTGGTGTATCCTCCCCACATTTCTCCCCATAGTTGTTTAAAGTCGCAGGATAAAAGCCTCTCCTTTTCACGAATGGTCATTTCATCAATGATGTTTTTCACATGTATAAAATTGGAAAACGTATACTTACCTCTTATGAAATCAACAAACCCTAGCGTATCTTTTCTTCGAATCATTAAAAATTCATACTCAGATGTAGTAGGATTGTAACGGGTTGCAACCATACCAATACTTGTTGTTGGAAATCGACAATTGTTGTAAGTATGATTTCCATATTTTCCACAGTTGTTACAAAAAAACTGGTGAACGTGCAAGCCCGCCTTGTCTCCCTCAAACACTCCTGTATGTAGATAATCGTTCATCTATATCAACTGAGTTATATCCATGTCTATCGTTTATTATGTTATTTGTTATTTATTGATAATTATTGATATTTATTGATATTTATTGATACTGTAAGTTAAATGAAAATAAGTTATAACCATGTAAATAAAATAATTGAATTACTAATAGGTATTTAAAATCAAATGTCAGCAGTTCCATTTCCGACAGTGCTGGATCCCGAAATATGGGGCCCCAAATTTTGGTTTGTATTAATGACAATGGCCGTTAAATATCCAGAACATGCAAACAGTGTTACGCGTAAAAAATATTACGACTTTATTCAGAATTTACCACTATTTTTACCAGACTATGCAATCGGAAATAGATTTAGTATACTTTTAGATAAATATCCAGTAACTCCATACCTTGATACAAGAGATTCATTTTTAAGATGGGTTGTGTTTATACACAATAAAGTGAATGCGTCAATCCATAAAGATGAACTTACAATGACCGAAGCATTGAATGCATACTATTTACATTATGTTCCAAAAAAAATAGCAATTATGGATGAATTAAAATATAAAGAAAAGCTTATTTATTTTTCATTTCTTATTGCCGGAATATATGGAGCTTACGTGTTGTACAATAAATAAAATATAAAATAAAAAGTTAATTTATAATTTATAAATACAGATACAAAGTATATCAATATGAAGACTGAATATATTATATTTATAATTACCGCATTTTTAATTGCAAACACGTACTATGATGGTAAATTTTTGAAGTCATTACAGTCTTCGCAGAAATACATAAAAATGGCAACTTTTGCATTTATTGGATTATCCATTTACTTGTTTGCAAAAAAAAATCCAGATCAGTCTAGAACAATGTTTATGCATGCCAATGACATCATAAAATATATGCCAGTAAGCAAAGATACGGCTGATGTATTGAGTCCGTTTTTAGATTTTACAAATAAAACAGCAATGTTTGGTATAGGCAATCAAGTCGACCAACATCAACATACTCAAAAACCGTTCATATCTCCAACGGGGGGCGGCGCATCCTTGAATCATAAACAAAATAAAATTTTGTCATCGGGTAAAACGTCAACCAAACGTTGCGTTAGTGAAACGAAGAAAAAATTTGTAGCTGCACAACAAGGTTGGAAATGCCAGCATTGCACTCGACAACTGCCAGCGTGGTTTGAAGTTGATCATGTTGTTAGACTTGAGCATGGTGGCACAAATCACATAGATAACTTAGTAGCTCTCTGTAGAGACTGTCATGGTAAAAAAACTGCCATTGAAAATCTATAATATTTAGGTATTTAGTTAATAAAAATAGTTAATCTTAATAAAGTTTTCAATTACTTTTATACATAAAATGAAAAAAAATTGAAATGGTTTTTCAATCAAAACTATCATCAATGCAGTGACCAAAACATTCTAACGAACGAACAAAATGACGACCATTGAAACTTCTACTCACTGGACTTCTGCTTCTGTTGCCAAAAGTGCTGGTGGAATTGCACCCACGCAACATGCGAAACCCAGACGGAGATGGAGTGGAGACGAAGATACATTTGATTCTCGTTGGAGTGATGAACCTGGACGCCGCTGGACTGGAGCTGACCACGATGACCGTGCTATGACACTGGAGGAACAAGAATCCCGCAAATGGTACGAGAAACATGCAGAAAATGATTGGGTTGACAACGACATGGTAGACGAGCCGCGCCACAAATGTCGAGGTGGCGAAGAACCAATTGAGTACTATCGGGATGGCAATGATGACGACGATGACGATCACGAGGACGACAACGACGACGACGATGAAAATACGATTCCGCACGTTCCGTACATGAGTCTCACTCCCGATGAACGTAGCAACATGAGCGTCAATTTCAAGTTTGGTATGTGCACGCACTGTGATGCAGGACTTGACGACGAGAGTGAGTTCGTATGCGAATCCCGTTGGCAAAGCACTGTGTTGGTCTGCAATGCGTGTCACGACTATTATCGGCGACTGGCATACCTCCGAGTCGTCGACGACCTGTCATATGGCGGCTGTAACTGAAGATCGAACCAAGACTATAATCGATTGTCTGTGTGGACGACGGTCACCG